CTTACATCATCAATGTTCCCAAAGTTGATGCAAGCGGAACAATCCAACTTTTATTGTTCTCAACGAATTTTCGCGCGCTTCCAAAAGCTGAAACAACCTTGGACATAACACGAGAAATTGTCTTCACTTACATCATCAATGTTCCCAAAGTTGATGCAAGCGGAACAATCCAACTTTTATTGTTCTCAACGAATTTTCGCGCGCTTCCAAAAGCTGAAACAACCTTGGACATAACACGAGAAATGAAACTTCGATGCTCATCGTTCATCATGGCACGAGGCTGCATTGCTAAGAGCTGCATGGCGGTTTCAAACTCTGCCCGCAGCCCTATGCAAGAGTCAAGTTCATATAGCCGTACGAGCGTCAAAACCTCAAAATGACGTGTTACAACAAGGCGAATGGCAGGAATGGTCGCAGGGGGAGTGGCAGTTACGGATTGAGGAACTAACTGTCCAGCAAACGCAATAGTCGGAAACGAATTGTCCAACGCCTTTGATGGCGGATAGAACTGGTAATCGTCTTCGTCTTCATACGTCCACCAGCAATAAAATCCATCTTTCCATTTGCCACTGTATGCGTTAGGGAGCTTTGCAAGAGCTTCCCAGGAGTGAAGGTCACCGACGGACTGATTTGAAATGTTCGAAAAGTACTGTTCGTCAGCAACCGCTCCTGGTAAGTACGCAACGCCCAACATACCTCCTTCCAACAGCGATGGAACCATGGAGGTTCCCAAGACAGACATTGCGAGAGGCCGTATCTGCGATGTAGTCCCAAAATCAGCAACGGTTGATAATGCGTTCGTAAAAACCGGGGTAATAGACAGCTGTGACAACTGCGGAGCCGAACCTGTATTACCAAATCCAATAACAGACGTCTTTGGATTAGTAAACAAGCCCAACAAGGTAGAAGTGGTGCCGTCGGTACTAACCTGATTAGTAGAATTAATGCTAAAACCACCATTGCTGGTTGAAACCGTCACCGTAGACAAGCCCCCCGCATTTGTCTTTTGAAAGAGTGAATAGAAATATTGCCCGGGGGGCAAGGTAACATACGTATCATTGGTCGAGACAGGAACAACTATTGCATCTAGACCATAACTCTGAGGTCCCAGTAGCGGAGTGCCACCAAGAGGAGAGGTGTTACCCGCCCAATTAGAACCAAAATAGGTTAGATACCCTGTCGAAGGCTGGGTTAACTGGTCATAATACTGGGACAGACGAGGATCGATACCGGTTTGAGTATCAGACGCATCCATATAGGTGGCAGATGCTGTGAAATCAGTAGGCCAACCAACGCTAGCGTCAACAAGCGCAGTAGCATAATTATCCACAACATCCAACGACCCAAGAATAGGCTGAATCATTCCAGCAAACTTTCCATCATCCAAACTCCCAGGAAAATAAACCGGCACTTCCCAGACCTCAACAGAGCTCGCTATCATGGTTTTATCCGAGAAACCATCAGGAAGACGGATAGGATCCGAGTTGTACGGATCTATTTGCATATTCACAAAACGCGCTAGATCTTTTGAGAACAAAGCCTCAGCCTTAATCAAAGGCAGATTGGGAACCAAGTTCTTCGTGACGAGTGTTTGGGTCGCCCCGGAGATCTTGGAATCTGCCGACTGATTGAAGCTGGGCTGGATCTTCTCTCCCCTCTCCTTCTTCTTCTTTGGTCTTGCCTTCACTTTCACTGCTACGGGCTTCTTCACCGTTGACAGCATGATGGACTTTAAAAGACGCTCGCGCAATTGAGTCGGCACGTCCTTTAATAAGAAGTTCGATTTCCAAACAGGGCAAATACTGAGCTCGGAAATCATGCCTATCAGGAAAACGGCCCAAAAGCCATTGACAATAGGCGTCGACCAAGAAGAAGGCTTCACGATTAGAATAAACAAGAACACGAACTGACATCGCCTTAGACACAAGTTTCGATATGTTTGGTGATCCAGAGAGACACAAACTCGCAATGGCCTTGTGGTAAGGAAAAACCGGCACATAGACACTCAAGGGCTCATTCCAACAAATGAAATGCCCAAGAAACTCCCAGAAATGACTAAATTCCACAGCATAGCCAATTTCCGTAAAAACGCTTTTCACGTGATCAGCTGAGAAACGCGGGTCCAAAGATGCAACCGCGGAATCATCGCCAAATGTGCGAAGAAAAACATTCTTAAGGAAATAGCTAAAGTCATGAGGACACCCGGAAGTTAAATAGGCATATACAAAAATCAAAGTAAGAGCCAAAGAGTTATCCATGGCAGTATTTAACTGCCCACTTGGCTGATGAAAAATGTAAACAACAGTTCCATCGGGTAGAACGACTGGAGTGACGTTCACGTCCCGATAGAGATTGCATAATCTACAAAAATTATCCCAAGTTTGGTCTTCCACACGAAACATGGAAAAGCGAAGCCAAATGATTTTTTCCGCAAAGTAGGTTTTATAAAGAGTGTCCCAACCATTGACATCCGCAAACATAGGAGGATGTTTAATAGTCGAGTGCGATCTCAAATTAAAACCAAGCTCGCAAAAGCCACCATTGTAAATGTTCATCCCAACCGCAATCGGGGTTCGGCCACAAGGAGCAGCATCGATTATTCGCTGATTAAAGTCAG